CTGCAGAGCAGCAAGCAATGGAACAAGGGTGGGTCCCACAAGATGAGTGGGAAGGTGATCCAGATCAATGGCGTCCAGCCAAAGAATTCCTGGATCGAGGAGAACTCTTTAAGAAAATTGAAGATCAGAATCGCACAATTAAAGAATTTAAACGTGCCCTTGATGATCTAAAAGGCCACCACGCCAAAACCCGTGAAACGGAGTATGCGCGTGCAATACAAGCATTAAAAGCACAAAAGATTGCTGCACTAGAAGATGGTGACGCAGCCGCTGTCGTCAAACTAGACGACCAGATTGATCTTGTCAAAGATGAACAGAGTAAACTTAAACAAGCCGCATTTCAACCACAACAGGAACAAGTAAATCCTGAGTTCACCAATTGGGTTGATAAAAACAAATGGTATGAAACCAGTCAACCAATGCGCGCTTATGCTGATGCTTTAGGCCGAGACCTTGCCTACAAAGGACTTGCTCCTGGTGAGGTTCTTAAAGAGGTGGAGCGACAAGTTCGCGACGAATTTCCTCAAAAATTCCGCAATTCTAACAGGGACAAACCTGGTGCGGTAGAGAGTAGTACAAATAAGGGCGGTAAGGGCGGCAACGATGTTGCCCTTAGCGATGATGAGCGTCGAGTGATGCAGCGTTTTGTTCGAACTGGTGTTATGACTGAAAAGGAATACATGGTTGAACTTAAACGTATTAAAGGAGCTTAATTATGAGTGACATTAAAGAAGCAATTGCGAAAGCACCGAGAGGTCGTACGCAGCGCGTTCCCGTAGGAACACGTCAGGTTTTAACTGTGTCTGGGAAAGAACCTGGATACGAATATAGAATTATTAACGACTCGGGAGATCGAGTGCAAGAATTTATGGACGCTGGTTATGAGCTAGTGGCTGCAGATTCTGTGAGGGTGGGAGATAAACGAGTTAATTCAGCTTCGCCTGAAGGCTCTAAAGCTCAGCTATCCGTTGGTCAAGGCCAGAAAGCTTTTGTAGTACGAATCAAAAAAGATTGGTACGAAGAAGACCAGGCTAAGAAACAGGAACGTGTTAACCAAATGGAAAGCGCCACCAAAGCAAAAGCTCTTGATGGTACTTATGGTAAGCTCGACATCAGTCGGGACTAACTAAATTTAAGTGCCGTTAGGAAATGTCTATTTTATTAATGGAGAATTGCTAATGGCAAGTGTATCTCGTATTAACGGGTTCCGTCCTGTTAAAACAATTAATGGCGGACCATACAATGGTCAAGCCAATTTGTATTTTGTGCCTTCCTCTGACTCAACAGTCATTATGGTTGGTGACGCTGTAAAACTAGCTGGTGACGCTCGCGCTGCCACTGGTGCTCCTACAGTAACTCGTGCTGGTGCTACTGATGCTCCTGTCGGTATCGTTGTAGGCATTTTGTTCACAGGCGTTGGTGATTTGACCAACATGCCCCCAGTGAATGATTTGAATACTCCTGTATATCGTCGTGCATCTACAGACCGCTATCTGCTGGTATGTGATGATCCTAGCGTTGTGTATGAAGTTCAGTATGCAGGTACTTCTGTATCTGCTGCTACCATCACTGCTAACGTTGGTCAAAACGGTCAGTTTACTACCACTGCTGGTAGTACAGCTTCGGGTTCGTCTGGCATGCAGCTTGATAGCTCTGGATTGGCAACAACAGCCACTCTGCCTTTGAAGATTGTGGGCTTCCCCAATCGTCCCGATAACATCCCTGGTGATGTCTATTTCAGTTACTATGTCAAGTTGAACAACGTGGCAAATGGTACTGGAACTGGCGCTACAGGTTATTAATTAAAGGAAAGGTAGAATATGTCTATTATTAATAGCGGCTCGTTTGCCAAAGCGCTATGGCCTGGCATCAATGCTTGGTATGGCAAATCGTACAACGAATATGAAACAGAATATGACTCATTATTCGACAAGTTTACTTCACAGAAAGCTTTCGAAGAAGACGTCGGAATTTCATCTTTCGGTTTAGGCGTTCAAAAAGCTGAAGGCTCACCTATCTCTTATGATAGCGAGCGTCAAGCTTTTATCACACGTTATCAACACGTCGTGTTTGCGTTGGGTTTCATCATCACTCGTGAAATGATGGAAGACGACCAATATGATGTAGTCGGTCAACGTAAAGCCCAAGGTTTGGCATTCTCTATGCGCCAAACTAAGGAAGTTATCGGTGCTAACGTTTACAACCGTGCGTTTAACAGCGCTTACACCTTCGGTGACGGCAAAGAACTGATCAGCAACGCACACGTCAACCTCAAAGGCGGAACATGGTCTAATACCCTGTCTACTGCTTCTGACTTGAGTGAAGCAGCTATCGAGCAAGCATGTATTGACATCGCTGGTTTTACCAATGATGCTGGTTTATTGATTGCTGTTCGTCCTGAGTCTTTGATTATCCCACGTCAACTGATGTTTGAAGCCAAGCGTATCTTGGGTACAGACGGACGTCCTGGTACAGATAACAATGACTTGAACGCTGTTAAGGCAATGGGTTTGATTCCTAAAGTTATCACTAACCATTTCTTGACTGACACAGATGCTTGGTTCATTCGTACTAACGTGCCACACGGCATGAAGTATTTTGAGCGTCGCGCTGACCAGTTCGACATGGACAACGATTGGGACACTGAGAACGCTAAATTCAAAGCTACCGCTCGCTTCAGCTTCGGTGCAACCGACGTTCGTGGTATCTACGGCTCGCCTGGCGCTTAATTTATCTGGGGGACTAGTTCCCCCTATTAACTATAAAGGATAAATTATGGGTTTTCGTGCTACCGACATCGTACCTTTACAATCTGTTTCCCCTTTAATCCCTGTATCAAAAGATGTAGCGGTTAAAGCATTCAGTGTATTGCGTACGGACACTTCTGCAACTGTTAAATTGATTTTGCCTGCTGATGCTTCTATTTTGAACATCATCATGTTAGGATCAAGTAATTCAGATGCTGCTACAACTGCAACTGTAACACTTACTGTTTCTGACAATACAGGCACTATCTCCACAGGTACTGCAGTAAACGTCAAAACAGCTGGTGCAACTACAGCTATTGTTCAAATGTCTGCATTGCCTAACCTTCAACCATTACCACTGGCTGGTGATTTGAAAGTTAACGCAACATACGCAGAAACTGGTACTGCCTCTACAACAGGTGGTCCATACACTTTTATCGTTACATACGTGCGATAATGGGGAAGGGGCGCAATGCCCCTTTTCTTTCTTATATTGATCTTACAGGAGTGAGAGATGGCTTCTTCAATTTCGTCTGGCGTATTAAGCGCAGACACATTAATTTTTACAGGACGTAACCGCATTAATGCTATTACGGTCTTTACTGACGGTACAAACGCTGCTACCGTCGCTTTATATGACAACACGAGTGCTGCTAGCAAAATAGCAGTCCAGGGTAAATGTTTAGGCGCTAGCCTTATAAATCACATCATCTTTGAAAACCCCGTGATTGTTGAAAATGGAATTTATGCCGACGTAACGGGCACTGGTGCTTCATTCATTGTCTTTTACGGTGGTTAATTATGAGCAAACAAGCCGCTGGTAAATTTATCGGTGTGCTGTTTTTAAGTAGGACAGTTGCTCATCAATTGCATTTAAAGACTGACAGCTTTTCACAGCACTCAGCTTTAAACACGTTTTATGACGAGATTGTCGATCATGCTGATGGCATAGCAGAACAATGGCAGGGTGAACAGGAAGAACTCCTAGACATCCCTACGCTAGCTGCTAAAGATGCCACCGATCCTTTGAAGTATATGAAAGAAACTTTGAAGTGGATTGAGGGTAATCGGTATGAAGCTTTTGAAAAAACAGACACTTCTATTCAGAACGATATTGACAATGTTGTAAAACTGTTTCGTTCTACAATCTACAAACTACGTTTTCTGAAGTGATGCTATGAAAAACCATCTAATTTTAGGAGACTGGAACGCGCTGTGTGACTCATGCGGACGCAAATTTAAAGCCTCTAGTCTACAAAAACGCTGGGATGGTTTAATAGTTTGCAGAGAAGATTGGGAACAGCGACATCCGCAAGACCTGCTTCGTGTACAACGAGAGCAGATTTCTGTACCATGGTCTAGGCCATATCCTGCACAAGATACATACCTTCCTTGGTATTATACAGATACAGAGACAGAATATTTAGGACTTGTAGAAGCAATTGGTAAAAGGTTTACAAAAAGAATTGGTGCTGTTTACAGTAACAGTGAATTAAACAGTGCTCCTTTAAACTTTAATGCGTTAAACTTCAGCGGTGTTGGAGATGAGGCAATTAGTTTTACAGAAGTATTTTTAGTTTCTTTAGCACGTTTCCTTACAGACAATTTGTCGTTAGCAGAAACAGTTGCTAAAACCTTTACAAAACGTATTACTGAAACAATCTCTGTAGCCGAATCGTTATATTTTGCTGAAACAGAAGCAACTACAGACACATTGTCTTTATCAGAATCTAGAGCTTCTTCAGTTCTTAAAATTCTTTCCGATTCTTTGTCTATTACAGAATCTACAACATACAAACTTTCTAGTGCTACATCTGTTAACGGTGCGCCATTAGATACAAAACTTTTAGGATAAAACATGGTAAACGATCTTCTTTCTATGCGCGGTGACGTTGTTATTAAACTGAATGATGAAGTTGTTCTGGAAAAGAAAAACCTCATTGTTACTGCTGGTAAAGCTTTCTTAGCTTCTGCTGTTCTTAACAGCTCTACTAGCCCCTTTACTTACATGGCTATTGGTACGGGTACAACTGCAGCAGCTATCACTGACACTGCGTTGGCTACAGAACTTACACGTAGTGCTTTTACTACTTCTAGTGTTGCTTCTAACGTAGTTACATTAACTACAACCTATGCTGCTGGTACAGGTACAGGCACTTTAACAGAAGCTGGTATTTTAAACAACTCTTCTGGCGGTACTTTGCTGTCACGTGTCGTATTCTCCGCAATTAACAAAGGTTCTGCTGACTCTTTGACAATCACTTGGACCATCACCGTAGGCTAATATTATGACCATTAAGTTTACTAATAATGCAACGACGACATTGGCTTCTGGTATCAACAGTTCAGTTACGTCGTTATCAGTTGCTTCAGGCACAGGAACTTTGTTTCCCACAATATCTAGCCCAGATGTTTTCTACGCAACATTAGCAAACGTAGCGGGTACAGTTGAAATCATCAAAGTAACAGCTCGTTCTACCGATGCTTTTACCATTGTCCGTGGACAAGATGGTACAACCCCTCTGTCATGGGCTGCTGGTGATAAAGTTGAGCTGCGTCCAACGGCTGCTGGTTTAGCAGCTATGGCTCAGTTTGATTCAATACAAGCGTATACAGGGCTTCAAACGTATTCTGGCACAACAACTAATGCTGCCATGAAAACGCTTAACATGAAGGAAGCAGCAACAGTTTCTGCTACAGCATCTACTGGTACTATTAACTATGACTTGACAACACAGTCAGTTTTATATTATACAACCAATGCTAGTGGCAACTTCACTGTAAACTTCCGTGCTTCTGGTAGCAGTTCTTTGGACTCTATCATGTCTACGGGAGAATCTATTTCTGCAACATTCTTGTGTACAAATGGCTCAACAGCCTATTACAATTCTGCTGTAACTGTTGATGGTAACAGTGTCACTCCCAAATGGCAAGGTGGTACAGCTCCTACTTCTGGCAATGCTAGTTCTGTTGATGGTTACACATATGTAATTATCAAAACTGGCAGTGCCGCGTTCACTGTACTGGCCTCGCAAACTAAATTTGCATAAGGACACATAAATGTCTCGTTTATCTAAAATTGGAGCAGCATGCTTAGCCGCCTTTGGGTGGAGCGGGGGAGTGTCTGCTGTTTCTGTTAGTTACCTTGTGGTTGCTGGTGGAGGAGGTGGAGGCGGAGGTGAGGGTGCTGGTGGCGGTGCAGGTGGCTATCGAGAAAGCACAACTTCTTTAAATCCAACTCTTTCATACACAGTAACTGTTGGTGCTGGCGGTGCGGCTGGTGTGTCTTTAACAAGTACAGGAGTAAGTGGAGGAGACTCTACTTTTTCCACTATTACATCCACTGGTGGTGGAGGAGGCGGTACACAGGGCGACACTGGCAACAATGGATTGAATGGTGGTTCTGGTGGCGGTGCGGCTTCTACAAATAGCGCAAGTGGGGCAAGTGGAACACCCGGAACTGGCGTATCAGGACAAGGATTTGCTGGCGGTGCTGGGTATAGAAGTGTTGGTGTTTATACCGCTGGTGGCGGTGGAGGCGGTGCAACCGTAGCGGGAACAGCCGCCGCTAGTGCTGGCGGTGCTGGCGGTACTGGAGCAACTTCATCTATTTCTGGAACATCTACTGGCTATGCTGGCGGTGGTGGAGGCGGTTCTCGACAAGGTGGCGGAACTGCAACGCAAGGCGGTGGTGCTGGCTCATCAGGAAGTGGCGTTGCTGGAACTGCTGGAACTACAAATACTGGTGGTGGCGGTGGTGGTGGCAGAGGAGATGGCGGTAAAGGCGGCTCAGGCATAGTCATCATTTCATACACAGCCCCACAAAAGTTTGGTGGTGGAGTAGTCACTACAAGTGGCTCTAATGTTATTCACACATTCAATACATCAGGAACATTGACTCCTTTGTCTGCCTTAACAGCAAGCGCATTGGTTGTAGGCGGAGGCGGAGCAGGTGGCGGTGGAGCGGGTGGTACAGGTGGTGGCGGTGGAGGTGCTGGTGGTTATCGCACAATCACTGGACTTACCATTGATACCAACTCAATTTATCTTGTAACTGTTGGCGCAGGGGGGGCGGCTAACTCTGCCGCTACATCAGGTTCAAGCGGTACAGATTCTTTCTTTAGCAGTACTACTTCTACTGGCGGCGGTGGCGGTGGATATCAGCCCGGTCAAGATGCAAAAAACGGCGGTTCAGGCGGTGGTGCTGGTTCAGATTCACCTACTGCTAGTTCCGCTGGTACTGGAAATACGCCAAGCACCAGCCCATCACAAGGTAGTAATGGCGGAACGGCTTCAAATGCTGTTACATACTCTGGCGGCGGAGGCGGAGGAGCATCCCAAGCAGGTTCAAACGGAAGTGCCTCTACTGGCGGAGGAAAAGGCGGAGATGGTTCTACATGGTCTGTCAATAGCGTTACCTATGCTGGTGGTGGAGGTGGTGGTAGAGGTGCTAGTGGTTCTGGAACTGTTGGTGCTGGGGGTACAGGCGGTGGTGGTACAGGTTCTTATTACACATCTACTCAAGCAACTGCTGGTACTGCTAACTTAGGCGGTGGGGGTGGCGGAGGTTCTGGCCCAAGTTACCCATCTGGAGCAGGTGGCTCTGGCGTTGTAATCATCTCTTACGCAGGTTCTACACAGCAAATGGCTGGTGGTACTGTGACTATTTCTGGTGGTAATGTCATTCACACATTCACATCAAGCGGATACCTGACACCAATCAAGTTGGTTAACAACTCTTTGCGTTTCCGTTCTAGCAACAGTGCTTATTTAAGCAGGACTTTTGTAACACCAACAAACAACTACAAATTTACTTTTAGCGCTTGGGTAAAAAGAGGTTCACTACCTGGAACAGACCAAACATTTTTTACTGTTGCGGCAGGAACAAGTGGAAACACAGGTTCAACGCCACGGGGTGCAATGGGTTTTGATGCCGCAAACACTTTAAGTATTTTTGCAAATGATGGTGGCACTACTTTTATGAGTATTGTTACAACGGCTGTATTCCGTGATCCAGCCGCTTGGTATCATGTTGTTTATTCAGTAGACACAACGCAAGCAACATCTACAAACAGAGTAGTTATGTATGTAAATGGGGTTTCGCAAACGGCAAGCGGAACTTACCCGTCACAAAATCAAGCAACTGTGTGGAATGGAACAAGTTCATCTAAGTTTCACGGATTTGGTTTTTATGCCAACTTGCAACAATTCTTTGATGGCTACCTAACCGAAATCAACTTCATTGACGGACAAGCCCTAACACCATCTTCGTTTGGAACAATCAACTCATACGGAGTATGGCAACCCATAACCTATGGTGGTTCGTATGGTACTAACGGCTTCTATTTGCCTTTTACAAACAATACGAACACAACAACAATAGGGTATGACTTTAGTCCAAATGGAAACAACTGGACAAGCAGTGGAATAAATGTAACGGCTTACTCAGGAACTCCATCAAATAATACATCCTATGACAGCATGACCGATGTGCCTACGCTGACAAGTGCGACTGCGGCTAACTATGCTGTGTGGAATCCATTAGATAAAGGGGCGGTAACAGTTTCTGATGGTAACTTAACTGCCGTCCCAACAGCAAGTGGCACTAATGGTATTAAATGCTCAATAGGATTACCGTTATCAGGAAAATTCTATTGGGAAATAACAGTAAGCGGGTTGGGTTATGGAGTTGGTCTTGGAATAGCAAATGCGGCATCCGATTTAATAACTGGCCCATCAAGTGCGGCAACAAGAACATATCAATTTGGTTCTTGGTTTAATACATACAACTCAGGCGTTGTCCAATATGGCACAAATCAATCAATAACTGGTGGGACAAACTGGTCAGGTGCAAGTCAACCAACAGGAAATGATGTAATCATAATTGCTGTTGATATGGATAATGGCTCTATGTGGGTTGGTAAAAACGGCACATGGTTTAACTCAAGCGGAACTGCTAATCCAGCAACCAACACAGACCCTCGCTGGACAAGTTTAACGGGAACAACTTGGTTTCCATACATGGCTGGTTATGGCACAACAAGCCCAGTAACTTGCTATATAAATTTTGGTCAACGACCATTCTCCTATACACCCCCAACAGGGTACGTAGCCCTCAACACATATAACATGTAAGGAACAAAAACATGCCAACAACATATGCAATTCCCGATGGTCGTACTGTGATGGCGGCTACGACTTATACGGGCGTTACTGGTGGTGGAAGTGTTGTAAACACAGTTAATGGAGTAGGCTTTCAACCAGATTTTGTTTGGATGAAATGCCGTAGTGTTGGTAGAAACCATGAACTTGCTGATAGTGTTCGCGGAACTCCATACGCTTTATTTTCTAATGTAACTAACCAAGAAGTATCAGATACCCGTGTTTCTGCATTTAATAGTAATGGGTTTAGTTATGGAACAAACTCTAACTCAGCCGTAACAGGCGATACAGAGGTAGGCTGGCAATGGAAAGGTGGTGGCACAGCAAGTACGATTGCAATTGGTTCTATTTCGTCAGGTGTGCCCTCAATTGCATCCTCAGTAAGTGCAAACACTGCCGCTGGTTTTAGTGTGGTGACTTATACGGGTACTGGAGTAGCGGCAACGATTGGTCATGGATTGGGTGCTACACCTAAGATGATAATTCTTTGTCCTAGAAATAATACAGGATATATACAACCCGTTTGGCATACATCGCTTGGTGGTTCTACTGATTCCGATTATTTAGCACTTTCAAATATTGGTGCTAGAAATTATGCTGGCGCTCTTACGGGGTTGTGGAATAGCACAGCTCCAACCAGTTCTGTATTTAGTATTGGAACAAGTGGTTATAGCAATACAAGTACAAAAAACTATGTAGCCTATTGCTTTGCCGCAGTAGCAGGATACTCAGCTTTTGGTTCGTACACAGGTAATAATTTATTAGACGGTCCTTTTATTTATTTGGGGTTTAGACCCGCATTTATTATGATAAAAAGAACTGATGTTTCTAGTGACTGGTTTATGATGGACAATGCAAGACCAACATTTAACGTAATTGGTGCTGGTAATGGCGGTCAATTTGCCGCAAACCAAAGCTATGCTGAAAGCACGTTGTCATCTTATGCCATTGCTGATTTCTTAAGTAATGGTGTAAAGATTCGTTCAGATATGAATTACGGCTATTTAAATGCTAGTGGAGGAACATACATCTATGCTGCCTTTGCCGAAAACCCATTCAAATACGCTAACGCTCGATAAGGAAAACACATGAGTCATTATGCAAAAGTAGAAAACGGAATAGTCACTCAGGTGATTGTTGCCGAGGAAGACTTCATTCAAACAGGTGCTTTAGGCGACCCTGCTGGATGGATTCAAACTTCTTACAACACCCACGGTGGACAACATAGCCAAGGCGGTACACCCCTGCGTAAGAACTATGCAGGAATTGGATACACATACGATACCAATCGTGAAGCATTCATTCCTCCACAACCCTACGCAAGCTGGGTTTTAAATGAGGATACATGCTTATGGGATGCCCCTGTAGCAATGCCAACGAGCGGTGGACCATTTGTATGGAATGAAACTACCAAATCGTGGGATGCTATAGATGGCAACAATTGACGCTACAGACGCTAAGCTGTCTGCCCATGAACAGGTATGTGCTGAACGTTATGCTGTCATTAATGCCCGTTTAAAGCGCTTAGAAGGTATCTTAATAGGTGCTTGTGGCATCATGCTGACAGGCATGGCTGGTACATTATTCGCAATGTTAACCCACCTTAAGTGAGAATAAAATTGACCCAATAACCATCTTTGCTACTTGTAAAGCCGCATACAGCGGCATACAAGGTTGCATTTCTGTTTACAAAGAACTTAAAGCGACTGGAAAAGAAGTAGCTCATATTGGTGAAGAAGTTGGAGGATTCCTGTCCTCTTTCTTTGTAGGACAACAAACTTTAGAAGAAGAACACGAAAAACAAAAGGTTCAACGTAAAGCAGATGTGATGGCTGGTAAGCCGCGCAATGTCACACAAGAAGCCATTGACAATGTTATGCGTGTTAGACAGATTAGAAGGTATTACGCTGACCTAGAGCACATGGTGCGCTGGGAGCTAGGGATGCCTGACCTGTGGACTGAAATCACAGAAGAACGAGACAGACTTACAGAAGAGCGAGCGCTTCTTAAAAAGAAACAAGATGAGCTAGAACGTATAGCCACACTTAAACGGAAATATCAACTACAACTTATTGAAGAGTATTCCTGGATTGCAGTAGCTATTGTTTGTGCCATTGTCTTTATTATAGGAAACTTATGGGCGCTTCAAGAACTCGTGGTGTTGGATCGAGTACGACGTTGGGGATTTTAACGGTGGTTATAGCAGCATGCTATCTAGTCACTGTAACCTTTGTTGCTGTATGGTGGACCAAAGAAGAACGTAAGCTGGCTAACAAAAACGTTGCTCGTATTGAACGGCAACTTGAAACATGTAAAAGGAACAACAATGAATGATTTGCTAGGGCTACTTAAAAACTTAGCCCCTACATTGGCTACAGCTGTAGCTGGTCCTTTAGGTGGTGCTGCCGTATCAGCAATAGCGTCTAGACTGGGTGTTTCTGACAGCGTAGCAGAAGTTGCTAAAGCCATAGCAGGTGACCCTGCAGCAGCACAGAAAATAGCAGAACTTGAACTAGAGTTTGCTAAAGTTGCAGCAGATGCTGGCAAGAATGAGAATGACAATGTTTCTAAACGCTGGGATGCAGACATGGCGTCTGACTCTTGGTTGTCTAAGAACATACGTCCTATGAGTCTTGTAGCTATCTTTATGGGATACTTCCTGTTTGCTATGATGAGTGCTTTTGGTTTAAACGCTAATGAGTCTTATGTTCAGTTGTTAGGACAATGGGGTATGCTGATAATGGGTGCATACTTTGGTGGTCGTACAATTGAAAAACTAGCTGAAATGAAAAAGAAATGATTCTTTCCGAACACTTTAGCTTGGAAGAAGCAACCCACTCGGACACAGCCATCCGTTTGGGTATTAACAATCAACCCGATGCTCGTCAACTTGAGAACATGAAGAAGGCAGCAATCGGTATGGAACAAGTGAGGGCACTCCTTGGTAAATCCATTTCTGTAAACTCTTGGATTCGTCTGCCAGCAGTTAATGTGGCAGTGGGCGGTAGCAAAGTGTCTAGCCACATGGATGGTTGGGCAATAGACTTTGTGTCTCCTTTTGGGACTCCTTATGCAGTGTGTAAAGCCATAGAAGCTTCTGGTATTAAGTTTGACCAGATGATACATGAATATGGCAAATGGACTCACCTCTCGTTTGCTCCAGAAATGCGGCAACAAAAACTAACAATTTTTAATCCTCAAAAGAAGTACTTAATTGGTATTTTAACTGCGGATGAATATCAAAAACAAGCGGGTTAATTATGAGCACTTCGGGCACGACTACTTGGAAACTTAACAGAAACGAGATTATTTACGCGGCATTGCGTAAACTTGGTGCTTTGTCAGGAGGAAGCACACCAGAAGCTTACCAAGTTACTGATGGAACACAGGCCCTTAACGCTATGATTAAGGGATTTGAAACAGATGGTATGCCTCTATGGTCTATCAAAAGTTACACATTCACTGTAACTTCTGGCACAGCAGCATACAACATTGGTCCTAGTCAAACGTTTAATACGAATAAACCGCTTAAGGTTATACAAGCTTGGCGTAATGACAGCACCTCATATTCTAATGTTCCAATGAACATTTATACAAATTATAACTACGCTATTTTACCATTAGTTAATTCTTCTGGCACACCAGTTAATTTGTATTATCAACCTTTGCGTGATTATGGTGTAATTAATTTATGGCCCAAGCCTAGCGATTCTACAACCACTATTACCCTACGTTATCAAACTCCTTTTGAGGACATGACATCTTCTACAGATGACATTGACTTTCCGTCTGAATGGACAGAAGCAATCATCTATGGATTGGCTCACAGGCTGTCTCCAGAATATGGTGTTCCTTTACAGGACAGACAATTGCTGGCTAAAGAAGCTGAATTCTTCCATGATAAGGCTCTGTCATTTGGTACTGAAGAGGGTGGTATATTCTTCCAACCAGACACTGCTGGTAGAAAGACTATGTAAATGGCCTATTCAAAAACTCCAGTTGTTCAAACATACGAAACC